CATAGGTCGAGACATAAGAACATTGGATATAAAAAAATTCACTTTCAAAGGTAGCGATATCATCGAATCTTTCATGAAATACGAAGATTACCTTAAACTTCTACCCGAAAAGGATCAACAAAAAAAGATAAAAAAGGAAAGATACAACACATTCTTAGTCTTTCACTCAGGTAGAACTATTTATAGTGGATTATCATCCCTATTCATGAGAGATTCTTACTACGATTTTCTAGAAATTATAAAGAAAGCTTACGAACAAATTGAGGAACGTTTAGATGTTTAAATATTTTATTCGAGATTTTATACTAATCAAGTATAAAATCAACGGTCTAAAATATAAGACTAGTTAACATTTAATCTAATTTGAGAAAAACATGTTCGATTACTATTTGAATAATTATCGTTTTATCTAAAAAAACGATAATTATAATGGATTTAGACCATACTAAATCCATTTATGAATAATTTTAAGTATATATTTACAAAATAAATATATACCGATAAATATATCGTTTTAAAGAAATGGATTTAGACCATACTAAATCCATTTATGAATAATTTTAAGTATATATTTATTTTGTAAATATATACCGATAAATATATCGTTTTAAAGAAATGGATTTAGTTATAAAAATGACAACTGATTTAGAAAATTCTGAAATATATGATTGTGATTATGAGATAATTATAGAAGAATCATCCGACGAAGAAGAAGAAAACATAGATACGACAGATTTAACGATTTTCAATAATGAAAAAGGTAATTATTATATTGGTTCAGAAATTTGTAAATTATTAGGTTATAAAAACACAACCAGTTCTATTAAAAAAAACGTAAGTGATAATAATAAAATTAAATTTAAAAATTTTTCCGGTAAAAAAGAACCTGTTTTAGATCCAAGACAAATTTTAATAAACAAAGAAGGTGTTTATGAATTACTTGAAAAAAATAAAAAAATATCTCAGTGCACAATAGATATTTTAATCAAAGCAGATATTGATGTTTATAAAATTATTAAACGTGAAACAGAAACACATGATGATGACGACAAGAAACATGAAAAAGATGAATTAACTACGTATTCTTACATAAATAATGGATATTGTTTCGAATATTTTGTAGGTTTTGAAATCACTTCTTTATTAGGATATAAAAATGCGGTACAAACTTTGATTAATGTATCAAAATGTAATCAACTTGTTTTTAAAGATTATCCAGGTGTAAAAAAACCTAAATTGGATCCAAAATCTATTTTAATAACACGAGATGGAGCCATTGAGCTTCTTATAAAAACAAGAAAACGTTTAACGCCAGATGTTCTTCATATGCTAAAAGAGTTTGGTATTGAAACAACTAATCGAAAATGTCTAACCAAGGAACAACAGACATTGTCAGCGATCGCAAATGCTTTTAAGACGGAAAAAATAGAGGATCAGTTTAAAATAGGGAGTTATTATCTAGATATGTATTTTCCTGATTACAAAATCGTTGTGGAGTGTGATGAAAATGGTCATGCTGATAGAAAGCCTTATAAGGAGAGAGAAAGAATGGATTATGTGAATAAAGAATTTGATATAGACGATACTAATTGGATGAGATATAACCCAGATGAATATGATTTTGATTTATCAAAAGTAATTGGTAAAATATATAGAAAAATTGATGAGATAAAATATAAAAAATATAGTACTAAAAATGAAAGTAAAAAAGGAGATTCAGATAGCGAGTTTGAAATAATTTATGAAGGTAAGGAAGAAAGCAAAGATTCTGAAGCTAAAAGTAAACCTGAAATTAAAAAAAGTAAAAAAGAAGAAAGTGAAGAAGAAGATGAAGATGTATATGTTTATGAATATAATACAGATACTGATGATGAATGGCCAGCTTTAGAAATACAAGAAACAACTGGAAAATTTTTACCTCCACCAAAGGATTTTTTTATAAAGAAACTGAAGAAATATTCAATTGAAAAAATAGGATTAAGATATGGAATAAGTGCAAAACCAGTTACAAGATGGTTAAAAGATTATGATATAAATTTACAAAATTTTAGAAAAAAAATGATACCAACGAAAGAAGAACTTAAAAAAATGCTATCAGAAAGAACAGGCTCTGAAACTGCAGAGTTTTACGAAGTATCAAAACATGTATTAAGAAAATGGTGTAAAGATTATGGTTTTACTGTGGAAGACGAAAGAAATAAAAGTAAGACAATAAAGAAAGAAGAGTTAATAAAACTAGTAGGAAAAAAAAGCATAGATGAAATTGCAAAAGATAGTGGACTATCATCACAATCAGTAACAAAGTTAATAAAAATACATAACATAAGAAATATACCACCTAAGTATGAATTGGAAAAAATGATAAAAACTATGACTAAAGAAGACATAGCAAAGTATTATAAAACAACAAGAACAACATTAAGAAAATGGTTGAAGTCTTATGATTTATATAATATACGTGCAGAGACAGCATGTCGTCAAGTGAAAGTACTATCAAATATAACTAATGAAGAAACAATATATTCATCAGTTTCAGAAGCGTGTAAAAAATTACATATATCACATTCAAAGTTGTATGAAATAGAAAAAAGTGGAGTGTATTATTATGGAAATAAGTTTGAAATAATTGAAAAAAAATTTTAAACTGAATAAAAGTTTAAAATTAAAGAAAATATAAAATTTATTCATATTAACTTAAAAAAAATTGAGTGTACCATTTTAAAAAAAACGGCTTTAAATTCTTATTTTTTTAATTTCTACATTACTTTTATATAAGAAAGTGTTTGATTGATTTTTTTTTTATTTTTTTTTCTAGACAATCCGAACATATCGAAACAAAACTATAACATTTTTTATCGCAAAACCAACAAAGTTTGTAATTTATTTTCATGTTTAAGTAAAGTTAGTTCAAATATATTATTTATTTATAAAATAATAAATTTTTAAAATTCATTTTTTTTTATTCTTCATAATATTTTTTTCATAAGCTTTTTTTCCTACTTTCTAAAATTGTTGATAAATTTTGTTGTTGAAAAAAATGATTTTATTAGTATTTTTTTCTCAAAGATTCAAAAGATTTAGAAATGTTAAACGTTTTTAGAATGAATATTGATAGAATGAGTTATGGAATGTTTAATAATAAAAGTTATTGGGGATATAGTAGTAAGGAATTGAAAAGTGGCGTATGCAAATATTATAGAAGAGAAATGTTTGATAAGTTTGAGTGGTGTGTTTTAGAGATGATGAGTTTTGGAATAGATGAGAGAGGAAAAAATTTAGTGAGTAATATTATTAATAGATTGAAGATATTAATAATGGAAGAAATTGTTGTTGATGAATTTGAAGTTGTGAGTGATTGTATTTTATTATTTGAAAAGATAGATAATAATGAAAATTTTATAGAGAAAGTGAGTTTAGTAAAAAAAATATGTGAGTTAGTGAAGGGTTGTAAAAAGGGAAGATTGGTTAGTTATATAAATAATTGGTGGAGATTTAATAAAATAGATGAAAGTGAATATGAGGGTGTTGTATTAAATAAAGTTTTAAAATATAAAAAGAAGGGAGATAGTGAGAGGTTATTGATTTTGGGTGAAAAGATGATTGAATTTTTAGAAAAAAAAGATGAGAAAATATTTGATGTGTTTAATAAGATGTATAAATTAAGTGAAGAGGGAAAAAGATATAGAAGAAAAGAAGGTATTTATTTATGTATTGAAATTTTAGAGGATAACTTTTGTAAGGATGAAAATCGAAAAAGAATTTTTAAATTTGTTTTAGATAGGTTTAATAAGAAAGAAATGAAAGAAAGAAGAAGTTTTGGAATATGGTTTGTATTTTTGGTTTTGAAAAAAAATATTAGTATTGTTATTAAAGATGATTATGAAAAAGAAAAAAGTGAGTATGTATATAAATATTTAATTGATGAAAGAAAATATATAAAAATTGATGAAGATTTTGTTATATGTGATTGGCATGTGAATAAAAAGTTTGGGTTAGGTAAGTTTGGTAGAGTTGGTAGTTATGTGATGAATGAAGATTTAAGTTTATTAGGGGATAATGGGGAAAAATATAGAGAATTTTATATTTTAAAAAAGGAAGAAGCGGAAGAAGAATATAAGAAAAAAGTTAGTGATGATGAAATTAAAAAGAAAAGTGATCGTGTTAATGGTAAGGATATATTTTTAAGTAAGGTGAGTTTATTTGATTTTGATGAGAATTTCAGTGTTATAAAGGTAATTGATGAAGGTGTTTGTGGTATGAAAAAGTGTTGTATAATAGTTGATAGTGTATTAGATGGAAAGAGGTATGTTTTGAAAGAGTTTAGTAAAAGTATGAATTATGGAATTGATTATATGTTTGTAGATAGTTTGAAAAAAATATATGGTTTGAAGAATATGAATGTGAGAGTTATAAAAAGTAATAAATATTTGAGTATAGTTGATAAAAATATTAGGAGTTTTGTGGGTAATTGGGAATTTAAAAATGATAAAGAGGTTTTTTATTGTTTGATGGATTATTTTGATAATATAGGTGATTTAGGTAAAAATAAAGATGTCTTGAAAGATATTGTAAATGTTGAGGAAATGATGAAAATTAGATTGTTTGATGGTTTGTTTAGAAGTAGTGATAATATTTTAAGAAATATTTTAGTATTAAAAGATGGAAAAGGATTATTGAGTATTGATGAGGGCGATATATTTGGAAAAAGAAAAAATATTTTTAATATAAATGATTGGTGTAAAAAAAATGAATGGTGTAAAAAAAATTGTGGAATTTTGGTAAATGAGTGGTTATATAGAGTAGTTGATGGAAAAAATATTATAGTTGAGAAATTAAAAGAGTTTGGTTTTGAAGATAAAATTAGTGAGTTTGAAAGTAGATATGATGATTATTATAATATAGTATGTAATGAATTTTTAACATAAATAAATTATTGTTTAATATTTTTTTCAATATTGTAAAAAAAAATATTTCATTTGTGTAAATAAAAAATTGGAGGATAAAGAAGAAAGAAAAAATTGATTTTTTTTTTATTAAAACAGCTTAAAGAAATATCCTGAATATATAAAATATAATGTCTGAAGTAAAAAACGTAAATGATTCATCTGTAAAGAGAGCTAGAAAAACTAAGAAGGTTAAGGAAGGTCCACAAAGAGCTAAGTCTGCATACTTATTCTATTGTGTTGAAAATAGACCAATTGTTGTGTCTGAAAATCCTGAAATTAAAAATACTGAAATTGTTACTGAACTTGCAAAGAGATGGAATAGTGTAAAGACCGAAGGTGGGGATGGATATAAGAAGTATGAAGATTTAGCAAAGAATGACAAGGAGAGATATGACCAAGAAAAGACTGAGTGGGATAGTAACAAACCTCAAGCAACTCCTGAACCAGTAGTTGCAGCTGAAAAGCCAAAGAAGAAGGCAGCATCTAAGAAGACTAAGACACCTGTTGAGCCAGTTCAAGAGACTGTTCCGGTCCCGGAGCCAGTTGTTGAAGAAGAGGTTTTGGAAGAGGAAGTGGTTGAACAACCAAAGGTTGAAGAAAAGCCAAAGAAGGGAGGAAAGGGTGGTGGAGCAAAAGGTAAGAAGACAAAGGCTTAATAATGGATAAGAACAAATAATAATAAATAAATTGAAACTTTATATTTTTCTTGAAATATAAAATTTTATTAAAAAAATATGTTTTCTATTATTAAAATAAATGCCTGATTTAGATTCTTACTATCAATTACAAAATGCATACGGTGAGATTGTAGAAAATTTTGTTCCAAATGCAGTCGCACGTTCAATGAATTTTAGTAGTGACTGGTCTGGTAAAGGCGCTCCTCGTCAGCCTCATCCACCACCACCTCCT